GATGTCGTCGGCGGAAACGACGGCGGCATACTTGAAGTCTGGGACACCGACGTCGCGCCCGTGGCTGCCACCTATGGGCGCAGCGGCGATACCGTGACCGTGACCAAGAGTGCGCACGGCCTAAAAACCGGTGACGTCATTGGCATTTCGTATGAAGAGGCCAGCGGCGTAATCGCAACCCCGGGCAACTATGCGATCACTGTCACCGGCACGGACACCTTCACCCTCACAGACATCAACAGTGGGACCATCGCCACGAGCACTGTCTGCCGGTACGTCCGTAGCACCAAGAACGGGAACAACGCAGGGTGGCTTGCCACATACCATACTTCTGCGTCAGATATCTTCTTCAACGGATTTTCTGTTCCCGGGGACGGCATGCTGGCGATGATCGGCGTGTATGTTTACGCCAACAACCTGAAATCCATCAACATCTACTACGGGTGATGATGAAATGGCCAAGTCACCAGCATGGACCCGCAAGGAAGGTAAGAACCCGAAAGGCGGGCTAAATGCCAAGGGCCGAGCCAGCTACAACAAGGCCAACCCCGGGAAACCGGGGTTGAAAGCCCCTCAGCCCGAGGGCGGCGCTCGCAGAGACAGCTTCTGTGCCCGGATGAAGGGTATGAAGAAGAAGCTCACGTCGGCCAAGACGGCCAATGACCCCAACAGCAGGATCAATAAGAGCCTGCGAGCATGGAAGTGCTGACATGCCGCTGAACGCTAAGGGTAAAAAGATTAAGGCCGCGATGGCCAAACAGTATGGCAAGGAGGCCGGTGCTCGCGTCTTCTACGCCGCTGAAAACAAGGGCTCTATCAAGGGCGTGAAAAAGGGGAAGAAGAAATGATGAACCGCGGAAACATGGGCATGCAGATCGCAACTGCTCCCGCCTCGCCGAGACCGGTTAGACCGATGATTGCAGGGCCCAAGCCCAAGCCCAAGCCGGGCGGCGTCCGCGGTATGTCGGACCCTAAGCCCGCGCCCATGCGCATGGCCAAAGGCGGCAAAGCCAAGAAGATGGATGGCTGCTGCATGAAGGGTAAGACCAAAGGGGCGATGCGGTGAGCAAGAAACCCACAAAAAAGGACACCGCCGAAACTATCGCGGTGGCGGGCGTTGTCGCGGCAACTCAAGCTCCAGTGTTTACGCCCTGCGCCCAGTGCAGCTATCCCGCTGACTGTGCTCGCGCAGCGAAGTGCTCGAAGGGGTTCAAGTAACCATGGGCCGCACCAACGAGAAGCTCTGGGAACAGTCCAAGGCGCAAGCCAAGGCTAAGATGGGCGGGAAACACTCCGCCCGTGCCATGCAGCTCGCTGGTAAGATTTACAAGGAAAAGGGCGGCGGTTATTCAGGTGAGAAGACCGCCGCTCAGAAGTCCATGTCAAAGTGGACTAAGGAAGACTGGGGCACCAAGAGCGGTAAGCCGTCTGGTAAGACCGGCGAACGCTATCTCCCGAAGAAGGCACGTGACGCGCTGAGCCCTGCAGAGTATGCTGCAACAACCCGAGCCAAGCGCGAGGGCACCGCCAAGGGCAAACAGTTCGTGGCTCAGCCGAAACGTATCGCGAAGAAGACCGCGAAATTCAGGGACTAAACCATGCCTGTCATCGTACCCGATCTGCCGGAACTCTTTGAAGAGGCCTTTGAGCGGGCCGGTCTCGAGATGCGCTCGGGTTATGACCTCAAGACTGCACGACGCAGCTTGAACCTGATGACGCTTGAGTGGGCCAACCGTGGCCTGAACCTTTTTACTATTGAGGCTGGGACTCTCGCCCTTGTGGCGGGGACCACGACATACACGCTGCCGACCGGGACAATTGACATCATCGAGCACCAGATGCGGACCGGGACGGGCACTGCCCAGACGGATACCGCGCTCGAGCGCATCTCTGTGTCAACCTATGCCCAGCAGACCAACAAGCAGATCACGGGTCGCCCGACCCAAGTGTTCGTGCAGCGCCTGCCGACGAGTACGACGGTGACGTTCTGGCCGACGCCAGATAACTCCCAGAGCTACACGCTGTTCTACTACCGCCTCAAGGGCATTGACGGCCTTGCTTCGGGCATCGGCGGAGACACCACCAACATCCCTCCGCGCTTTGTGCCCGCCCTCGTCGCGGGGTTGGCGTACTACATCGCCATGAAGAAGCCCGAGGCAATCGCCCGGGTTGCCCCCTTGAAGCAGGTCTACGACGAGCAGTTCGATCTGGCAGCCGGTGAAGACCGTGACCGCTCCTCGGTCAGCTTTGTGCCGTTCAACACGATGATGATCGGGGGTGTCTGATGCCCGCATACGCAAGGGGAAGCAGAGCCCTCGGCATCTGCGACCGCAGTGGGCGTACCTATAAGCTCTCAGACCTCGTCTGGGAGTATCAGAACGGCGTCAAGACAGGCTTCCGAGTGGGCCGCGACATCGTTGACCCTGACCAACCACAGAACTTTCTGGGTCGGGTGAAAATCAACGACCCGCAGGCCCTCATGAACCCGCGTCCAGACTACGCCCCGGGCAACGGATTGTTCGGCTGGAATCCCGTTTGGAACCCTGCAGAGTATATGGTAGGGTCTGTTGGAACCGTGACCGTGGTCACAACTGATGGAGAATGAGATGGACAAGTCCCCGCGCCCGAAGGCCAAACCGATGAAATCGCCTCGCCCGAAGCCCCGTCCGGCTGATCTGATGGAAAACTACAACCTCATGCGCGCCATGAAGGGTACTGACGCCAAAGCGGTCAAAGAAGACCTCAAGGCTGCCAAGAAGATGGCCATGGGCGGCAAGTGCCGTGGCATGGGTGCTGCCAAAAAGGGCGGGTCCTACGGGAAGAACGGCTAACAGATGAACTACACCGAGCTCACTCAGGCCCTGCAGGATTATCTCGAGACCTCGGAAACGAGCTTTGTCTCGAACATCCCTACGTTCGTTCAGCAGGCCGAGGAGCGCATCTACCGGTCGGTGCAGATTCCTGAGCTGCGCAAGAACGTCACCGCGGCAACGACGACGGGCAACCAATATCTTGCCCGTCCGTCTGACTTCCTGTCCGTGTTCTCTCTGGCTGTCGTAGACGGCTCGGGGAACTACAGCTACCTGTACGACAAGGATGTCAACTTCATCCGCGAGGCCTATCCGGGTCCGTCTACGCAGGGGCTTCCGAAGTACTACGCGCAGTTCGACGGCGATCAGGTTGGCACCGAGGGCAACTTCATCCTTGGCCCGACTCCGAGCGGCGTGTTCACCGTCGAGCTCCATTACTACTACGACCCGCCGTCCATTGTGGATACTGGCACGTCGTGGCTCGGAACCAACGCTGAGACCGCCCTGCTATACGGCAGCCTCGTGGAGGCTTACACCTATCTCAAAGGTGACGCCGATATGCTGCAGCTCTACACAAATCGGTACATGGAAGCTATGGCGCAGCTCTTCGGCATTGATCTACGCTCTAAGCGGGATGACTACCGCGACGGCGTTAAATCTGGGAGTGGCTGATGTTTATGGGGTCCGCTTTACCCGGCGTCGTGTCGGTATCCACCACCGAGGGCCGCGGGCACACACCCGAGGAGCTGGCTGAACTTTGTGCGGCTAAGCTCATCAGTGTTTCTGACGAGGCCCATCCGGCCATTCGCGAGCAGGCGAAAGCTTACCGCGCTGCCATTGTGCACGTGGTCACGCGCTATATGAAAGAGGCAGTTACCAACGACCGCGTTACCGTGTATAATGCGCTCGTAGAGGCTGGGCACCCACAACTGGCTGCGGCCATTCAAAAGCTATAGGAGGCCGCGATGGCAATCACTCAGGCAATGTGCACTTCGTTCAAGGACCAGCTCCTAGAGGCAGTCCATGACTTCCGCTCGAGCGGTGGCGACGTCTTCAAGATCGCCCTCTACTCGAGCGCAGCGACTTTGGACGCTACCACCACCGCTTACACCTCAAGCAACGAGGTCGCAAACTCCGGTAGCTACTCGGCTGGCGGCGGGAACCTGACCAACGTCACCCCGACCACCTCGGGCACCACTGCGTTCACGGACTTCGACGACATCTCGTTCACGTCGGCAACCATCAACGCTCGTGGCGCTCTGATCTATAACTCGACCCCGACCCACACCTACACCAACCCTGCGGTGGCGGTGCTGGACTTCGGCGGCGACAAGATTTCCACGTCGGGCACCTTCACCATCCAGTTCCCCACGGCGGACGCCTCGAACGCAATCATCCGTATCGCATAAGGAGCTGCCATGGCTCTCGTAGTAGCTGATCGTGTCCAAGAAACCACGAGCACCACAGGCACGTCCAGTTATGCCCTGCTAGGTGCCGCCACTGGCTATCAGTCCTTTGGGGCTGTGATGGCCGATGGGGACACGACATACTACGCGATCACCAATGACACCGACTGGGAGGTCGGTATTGGCACTTACTCGACCACGGGGCCAACCCTAGCCCGAACGACGATCCTCGCGTCCAGCAACGGCGGCTCTGCCGTGAGCTGGGGTGCCGGTGTCAAGAACATCTTCATCTCCTACGCCGCATCGAAGTCCGTCTATCTGGACGCCAATGGCGACCTTCTTGTCTCTGACAAGATTATCCATGACGGCGACACCAACACTGCCATCCGCTTCCCCGCAGCTGACACTGTGTCCGTGGAGACCGGGGGCACTGAGCGCCTCAAGGTCGAGAACAGCACCATCACGACGACGGTGCCGATCCTGCTACCTGCCGACCCGACCCTGCCGCTGCAGGCGGCGACCAAGGAGTATGTGGACACCATTGCCTCGGCGGGCATCCACTACCACGCGCCTGTGCGGGTTGAGAATCCGGCCAACCTGAACGCGACGTACAACAACGGCACCTCTGGTGTTGGAGCCACCCTGACCAACGCTGGGACGCAGGTCGCCCTTGTGATCGACGGTGTGACCGTGGCCACCAACGACCGCGTTCTGGTGTATGAGCAGACCGACCAGACCCAGAACGGCGTCTATGTCGTCACCAGCACGGGCTCAGGCAGCACAAACTGGGTCCTGACCCGCTCGACGGACACCGACAGCTATGGCCCCAGCGACCCTGATGCACTGGGTGCTGGTGACGCATTCTTCGTGCAACAGGGCAACACAGGCGCTGGTGAGCTCTATGTCTGCAACACCGAGGGCACCATCACCTTCGGTACGACGAACATCACGTTCACGCAGATCGCAGCCACGGCGGTCTACACGGCTGGCACGGCCATCTCCGTCACCAACAACGTCATCACAAACACCGCCCCCGACCAGACGGTCACGCTGACGCAGGGCGGAGCGACGTCGATCTCGGGAACATACCCGAACTTCACGATCACCTCGACCGACACGACCTACTCGGCTGGCAACGGTATTGGCCTTGCGGGTACGACCTTCTCCGTTGCCGCTGGTAGCGGCCTGACTCAGGACGCAAGTGGCCTTTCCCACGCTGACACGTCCTCGCAGTCGAGCGTGGACAACAGCGGTGCTACATTCGTTCAGGACGTCACCCTCGACACCTTTGGTCACGTCACTGGGTTGGCCTCCGTCACCGTCACTCCGTCGCTGATTGGAGCCCCCAGCACGACGGGTGTGGGTGCCTCTGGCTCTTGGGGTATCTCTGTTACCGGGACTGCAAGCAACGTCACTGGAACCGTAGCCATAGCGAATGGCGGCACGGGCGCGACCACCGCTGGTCAAGCGCTAAATAACCTTGGCCTCACCGCCACGGCGACCGAGCTGAACTATACATCTGGCGTTACGTCGGCGATCCAAACGCAGCTCAATGCAAAGGCCCCACTTGCCTCTCCGGCGCTCAGTGGTACCCCGACTGCCCCGACAGCCTCTGTGGGCACCGACACCACGCAGATTGCCACCACGGCCTTCGTGAACGCTGAGATCGCCAACGACGCACCGACCAAGACGGGTGGGGGCGCTTCGGGGACGTGGAACATCGCGATCAGTGGAAACGCCGCGACCGCTACGTCCGCGACAACCTCCGCCAGCACTACAAATCCGACGTTCTCTGGGGACGCCGTAAACAAGGCCGACATCACGACACGGACGGAGTCTGGGTTCTACGAGCACGACACCGGGACGACCGCCGAGGGATGGCCACGGAACGATGGCACGTGGCAACACATGATTGCCTCCACCCACAGCAACGACTCAAACTACTTCTCGATGCAGCTTGCTGGCGGCTTCTTCACCCAGCAATGGTACATGAGGAACACGAACAATAACGGGTCGACCAGCTGGAGCGAACTTCTCACCAGCGCCAGCTACAACTCCTACGCCCCGTCCCTCACCGGCACTGGAGCCTCGGGTAACTGGGCGATCAACGTCACGGGCAACGCTGCGACCACCTCCCAGCGAAACTTTAGCGGGGACATCGCCGCTACAGGGCAAGGTCGCTTCACGGGTTGGTATGGAGGTGGCTCTGGAAACAATGCGCTTGCAGCGGAGGTCGGCGTATCCGGTGGCACTGCATATGTTCTGTCCTACAATCGGGGAACATCAACCTACGGCAGCTTGACTCTTAACGCGACCAACATAAGCCTTGATCCGCAGGGCGGCTCGATCTCTCTGGGGGCCAACATCGGGGTTCCGGGCGACAGCCACATGACCTTCGGCCCGAACTCCACTTGGGGCAGCTCACTGCGCGTGGGAGGCAATGGCCGCACGGCGACCGGGACAGAAATGGCGTCCGTCGTCACTACGGATGGAAACCTTCACCTTGACCCCGCCGCCTCCGCCAATGCCACCTATTTGAATTATTACGCCGGGACTAACGGCGTCACCTTTGGAAATGGTGCGAGTTCTATTGTTGCCGTCATGGGGCCTGATGGAGACTTGTGGAAGGGCGGAGCGGACAACACTGGCACACAGTATGTCCAGAACACTGGCACTTGGGGCATTTCCATCACGGGAGATGCAGGCTCAGTAGATGGGCTTTCGCCGCCGCAGTTCTACAACAATATGGGGCAAAACCACAACACCCAGACAGACTTTAACGCAGTTTCTGATTTTGGTGCCAGATACCTCCAAGGTGGCACAAATGGTCCGACCGTGGACACATCGGATCAATTCTATGGCTTCACTATGGGCCTTGGGAACGATTACCCACTGTCCCAGTACGGCTCTCAGTTCTACTGGCCCCGCGCCGCGCAAGACGCAAACACCTACATTTATGTGCGTGATCGGGAGGGTGGCTCTTGGGGGTCGTGGAGAAAGACACGAGCAGGTTATGCCGACAGCGCAGGCTCCGTTGCTTGGGGTAACGTCTCCAGCAAGCCCTCCAACATCATGTACTATCAAGGCTTCACCCTTGACGCGAACACTATGGATAGCAACTCCACGGGGTTCACGTACTCGGTCAATGCCCCGTATACCGGCCCTGTCGCTCGGTTCAGCACTGGTGGAGGCTATGACCTGTGGCTCAATGCCACGTACAACGGCGGCAATGATCTGGCGTTCAGGACTCGGAACGGAGACACCAACACGCTAAATCCTTGGAGGGCCGTCGTCCATAGCGGCAACCTCACCACCTACACCGCCGCCCGGAACGGCAGCGGGTACCTCATCCCTGACAACTGGATACAGTTCAACGGGAGTTACGGCATCTACTCCACCACCAATAACGCACATATTTTCCCCAACAACGGGACGTATGGCTCTTGGAAGGTCATCGGCACCCGCAACGGCTGGGCTGGCTTGGAGTTTGAGGACTCAAGCACCAGTCTCATGCAGGCTACGGACGGAAACCTCTCCGGCTTCCATAGGAACGGCTATGGATGGCAGTTCTACTGGCAGGGCGGAACCCTCTACTGCTTCAAGAACACCTACGGCGGCGGTACTCAGGCCACCGTTCTGGACAGTAGCAACTACACCTCCTACGCCCCCTCCCTGACTGGCTCTGGTGCCTCGGGTAACTGGGGCATCAATATCACGGGCAACGCCGCGACCGCGACGACGGCTGACCAGATTGATGGGTTTGGCTTTAGAAACACCGGCTCCAATTCCGCTGTCAACGCAGACACCTTGGACAGCAACGGCATCACCTACTACACGGCTGGTGTCCCGAACTTCACTGGCAACGCCACCGACGGTGCTCTGTACTCTCAGGCGTATAGCTCTTCTTGGCAGCATCAGATTGCCGCTGACTACAGGTCCGGCCAGATTGCTCTTCGTGGCAAGAACAACGGGACTTGGCAGTCTTGGCGTACCGTTCTGGACAGCGGCAACTACGGCTCCTATGCCCTCCCCCTGACTGGCGGCACAGTGAATGGTCAGTCGTACTTCACCTCGAGTCAAGACACCGGGGCGTCGGTAGGCAACGCATCTCTACAAGCCTACTCCACTGGCGGCAATGGTGCTGTCATGTCGTTCCATCGCGGCGGGTCCTACGCCGTCAACATGGGCCTAGACAGCGACAACGTGTTCCGCATTGGGGGGTGGTCGGCTCCAGCAAACCGCCTCCAGATGGACATGTCGGGCAACCTGACTATGGCTGGTTCAGTAACCGCCACGGCTTTTGCTGGCAGCGGTGCCAGCCTAACGAGCCTTCCCGCTCCGACATCCGCACAGGTTGGTTCGGCCACGGCTGACTTGGCCGCTGGTGCGGTTGGCAGCTACGCGTTCCTTGTTTTAGCCCTGGACACAGACACTGACTATGCCGCTGGAAACACTTTTGCAGGGTCAAACCTTCGTTATGCTGGTGCCAGCGCAACTACCTCGGGCTCATCCCCGGTTGTACCTTCAAGTGGAACCCCGTCCGGGACGTGGAGAAACATGGGTTACTTGCAAAACATCTCCAGTGGCGGAGGCGCAGGTTCGCAAAGACAAGGTTCTACCGTCTTCTTGAGGATTTCCTAACGTGAACTACCGCAACGCAAAGCGCCTCGCAAACGGCTGGATCGACTGCGAAATCGAGCATGAAATCTTTGGCTGGATACCCTTCACCTGTAACCCAAACGACACCGGGGCGCAGATCGACGTAGTTACGCTTCACGCTCAAATGGACGCAGACCCTGAGACCGCAGCCTACGTTCCTCCGACGCAGGCAGAGCTTGACGCCGCAGCCGCAGAAGCTGTCCGCGCAGAACGTGATTACAAGCTGGCATATGAGGTTGACCCCGTTGTCAGCAACCCGCTCCGCTGGGCCGATCTAACTGCCGAAAAGCAGGCCGAGTGGGCAGCCTACCGCCGCGCACTTCTCGACATCACGGCGCAGTCCGGCTTCCCGCACAGCGTGGTCTGGCCAACAAAGCCGGAGTGACCATGACCACACCCCGTGGTATAGTGCCGTAAGCCCGAGAGAGGAGGGACATCATGTTTGGCTTTAGTCCCTTCTCCGCGGCCCCGTTCTCGGACCTCGGCGAAGCTGCTGATGTCATTGTAAGTGTCCTCGGTGTCTCCGCGGGCACCGCTGTTGGGGGCGTCAGTGCTCCTGCCGCGGCCATCCTCACGGGCGTCTCCGCCTCCGCTGACCTTGGCTCCGTCGTCGTTACAGGCACCGCTCTCGTTTTCGTCTCTGGGGTCTCCGCATCCGCAGGTGTTGGCTCCGTCACGGTCCAAGCCAATGCCGATGTGGATGTCTCTGGCGTCGAGGCCGCAGTCTTTGTCGGTGATGTCGTGGTCACGGGCGGCGCTACGATCCTCCCTGATGGCGTCTCCGCAACTGCGTCCTTGGGAACCGTTGCTGTGTCCGCCGCGGCCAACGTCTTCCCTGACGGTGTTTCGGCAACCAATCAGGTTGGCACGGCTACTGCTACTGGCACTGCTCTCGTGCTGCCTACGGGCGTGGAAGGCTCTGGGCAGGTCGGCACACTCACCGCTACGGGTACTGCCCTCGTGCTCCCGACTGATGTTTCGGCGTCCGGGCAGGTTGGCAGCGTAGCTATCGCCGCGGGCGCGGACGTGCAGGTCACAGGGGTTTCCGCCACCGCGCAGCTCGGGACCGCTGTTGCTACGGGCTCTGCCCTAGTCCTTCCAACGGGCGTATCTGCTTCTGCTGCTGTCGGCAACGTCACCATTGAGGCTGGCGCTGATGTCCCGGTTGTTGGTGTCTCTGCTTCTGGCGCTGTCGGCTCCGTCACTGTCACTGGCTCCGCAGTCGTCATTCCGCTTGGCGTCAGCGCCACAGGGCGCGTCGGTCAGGTCATTGTCTGGGGACAGATCGTTCCAAACCCGGGCACGTCTTGGGACCCACTCAATCCGGTACCGCCCACATCTTGGGCGGCGATATCTCCATCCCCCGGTTCGGCGTGGACGGAGGTCGATCCAGATGCTATAAATCCATGGACAGAGGTGGAGCCTGTACCGGCGACCATCTGGACAACCATCGCGGCGTGAGGATGACCTATGCCTAGTACATATACTAATAACCTTGGGGTCGAACTCCCGGCGGATGGTGAGCAGGACGGCATCTGGGGTGATGTTGTCAACGACAACATGAACATCCTTGACCGCGCCATTAACGGCTCTCTCAGTCTACCCCTGAGCGGCACGACATCAACGCTGACCACCTCTGACGGCACCTTGTCCGACGGGCAATACAAGGCCCTAATCCTCGGCGGTACCCCGAGTGGTACGCACACGATCACCATAGCGCCCAATGACGCCCAGAAGATTTATTTTGTCTACAACCTGTCCGGTCAGTCGGTGGTGTTCACCCAAGGATCGGGCACAAGCGTCACTATCGCAAATGGCGACACTGCGATTATTTACTCTGACGGTGGCGGCGGCGCTGCCGGGGTCGTCAACCTGACCGACAACTTTGCCATGAACTCGGTGAAGATCACGGGCGGTACGATCACAGGGATCACAGACCTCGCCCTCGCTGACGGGGGCACCGGGGCTTCTACGGCAGCTGACGCACGTACCAACCTCGGCCTCGGGACCATGGCCACTCAGGCTGCGTCCTCTGTTTCTATAACTGGCGGGTCTATCACAGGCGTCACTGACATCGCTATCGCAGACGGCGGCACGGGGGCCTCAAACGCGGCTACGGCTAGGACCAACCTTGGGCTGGCAATCGGCACCGACGTGCAGGCTTACGACGCTGAGCTCACCGCCATAGCCTCCCTTGCCGTGACCGACAGCAACTTCATTGTTGGAAACGGAACGACTTGGGTCGCAGAGAGCGGCGCGACGGCCCGCACGTCGCTTGGCCTCGGCACGATGGCAACCCAGAACGCCTCCGCGGTAGCAATCACTGGAGGATCGGTTACTGGAATCACTGACATCGCTGTTGCCGATGGCGGGACGGGTGCGTCTGACGCTTCTGGGGCCAGAACAAATCTCGGTCTCGGCACTATGGCAACACAAGCGGCGAGTGGGGTGTCCATCACTGGCGGCTCGATCACTGGCATCACTGATCTTGCTGTGGCTGACGGGGGCACTGGTGCCTCGACGGCATCTGATGCTCGCACGAACCTTGGCCTCGGGACCATGGCCACGCAGAACTCCTCAGCAGTTGCGATTACTGGTGGGTCCGTTTCCGGCATCACTGATCTGGCTATTGCCGACGGCGGCACAGGGTCTTCGACGGCAGACGGTGCTCTGGTTAATCTCGGTCTCACGGTCAACCTCAAGAACTTTGCAGCCGCGTTCAACCTGCCAGTCACAGACGGTACCAACGGTCAGTATATGACCACCAACGGTGCCGGTGCCCTTACGTTTACCACCGCGAGCTCAACGACCGCGCAGGCTGACACCGTAAAGGTCACGACCTCGTCCGCGGCGAGCGCCTTCAAGGTTCCGTTTGGCGACACCACGGCCTCAACGACCGGGTATTACGGGCTGCTGCAGGACTCCACTGGCACGTTCACCTACAACCCGTCTACGAACACCCTTACCGTGGGGACCGTCGTTGCGGACCTGACTGGCACCGCGACCAATGCAACCCTCGCCGCCACTGCCTCTACCGCGACCACGCTGACGGGACTGACATCCACTGTGGCGGAGCTCAACTACACGGATGGCGTGACGTCGGCTATCCAGACGCAGCTGAATGGCAAGCAGCCGCTTGATGCAGACCTCACCGCAATTGCGGCCCTCACGCCCACGGGCGGTGCCTTTATCGTGGGCAATGGATCGACGTGGGTGGGTCAGACAGACTCCACGGCCCGGTCTTCGTTGGGTCTCGGCACCATTGCCACCCAGAACTCCGCTTCGGTTTCTATTACCGGAGGCTCTATCTCCGGCATCACGGACTTGGCGGTGGCTG